CATAAGTGTTAATACTCTCATCCGCCATGTTAGCGAAACGAGAGTTTTCCGGCTGCTGGCTTACACCGCCAAGCAAGTTACCGATTGCGCGACCGACTGCCATTAGCTGTTGTAATCGTCGTATGGCGACTGACGACCCACCGCACGGTAGACGCCGTAAGCATCCGACATGCGATAGTCCATAGTCTCCGCCTCGTACTCCTGGAAGCTGGCAAATGCGTTAGCTTCGTCGGTGCGCAGGATTTGGCTGGCTTCGCCAAGGATTCTCTCAGCGAAATGCCGCGAGGCACTCCGCGCGATGTAGACCCTGGCGGGGTGAGGAAGCTCCTCGTAGTTGAGGCCGACGGTGATATCTACCTTGATGTCTTTGCCAATCACATCCGTGTCATTGACAATATCGTAGAGATACCATTTCCTAGGCGTCCCCGAAGTCTCTCGGCGGATGCCATACTTCTGGCTGCGCCGGCGAGGAATGACCTTCAGGGGCACGGGCAAGACTTGGTCACCGACAGTGCTCGAGTAAGGCAGATAAGTCCGATTCGGACTCCCGCCAGACGGCGACAGGGTGACTTCCCTGCGCGTGTTGAAGCTCCAGCCGTGATGCTGGAACTCCGCGTTCAACTCCGACAGAATCGATTGCGCAGTCGAGACATCGGTCGGGAGACTACCCGACAACGAAGTAACCGCAGTCTCTCCAATGGACTGCAGCATGATGTTGACAGCCGCAAGTTCTGTGAGGTCAAGCATTTCTAGAAACCAAGCACGCCGACACAGACACCAAGCGCGAACCAGATGATGGTCGCAGTGTGCTTGGAGCCGAAGTCTTTGGCGTAATCTTTAAAGCTGCTCATGGCTTAAATGGGTTAGGGGAAGAAGGGGGCAAGCCCAGGGGGAGGACATTCCCTCCCCCCAGGCTATGTCATTTAATCGGTATCGTCACCGCAAATCAGCACAGCCGACTGACGGCGAAGCGCGGCGGCACCCATGACATGGGAACCGATAATCAGGTGGCCCTGATACTCCGGCTTGTAGTCAATCTCCGTGCGGATATCCATCGCGGTAGCGAGGGCGGCAGCGGACTTGTGGAAGCACATCGCCATGACCTTGCCATCGGTGGTGGCTCCGTCAATGTTGGCGAAGTTGACATCAAGGTCGTTCTTCTCACCAGTCACAGCAGCGCTGAGGTCGGTGGTCGGGACATTGGTGGTCTTGACAACCTGGAAACCAGCGACACGCGGAACAACCCGGTCAGCCAGCGCACCAGCGCCACCCCAGTCACGGTTCAGCACATCGGTGTTACGGGCAAGGTTGTTGAAGTAATCCGGGTGCATCGCGATGTAGCGGTCCTCCTCGGGGACATTAGCCGCATCGAGCTTGGTGCCGGCCTCGAAGATTGCATCCAGGAAGCTATCGCGGACGGTGCTAGAAGCGGCGTCTTCATCAATGGTGATGATGCCGCCCTTGGCAGGCTCCCCGGTGTAAAGAGCCCCGTCAGCGGCAGCGCCGTTACGACGGCCAAGGGCAGCCATAGCGATAGCCTGAGCAATCAGACGGTCCTGGCGGTCAGCCAGAGCGCGACCAACTTCCTGGGCCAGCTCAGCGCGAGCCGGGAAGTCGTTCTTCATGTCAGCAAGGTCATCGAGCAGGGTAGCCGCGACGAGCTTGTCGTTAAGCGTAACGGTCACCTTGGCGTGGGCCGCGTTGGTCAAGTAAGAGCCATCCTCGAGGATGTTCTGACCAGCGGTGTGGTAGCCGGGGGTAACGGTACCCATCAGGCTGAAGTCCACGGCCTTTCCGCGGGTGACCTGACGGCTCATGACGAGAGGGGCAAAGACTCGACGGGCTTCAAACTCCCGAAGAACCATCCCACTAAAAACGGTCTTGAAGAGGCTGTCGCCCCCAAGGGTGTTAACTGCAGTAGCAGCCATTGGTGTTTCCTCCTAAGAAAACAAGTGAAAGGGATTAGTTAGGGAGACTTGCTAGGTTGTCCTTTCGGGCCTATCTAAAGTCTATTGTTCGCCCGAAGCATCATCTCGACCCGTCGCTCGACATCCTCGCGGTACGCGGGGTCTTTGTCAAATCGGGGGTCTTTCATCGCTTCAAGCATTTCCGCCTCTGAGCGGTAACCAGTCAGTGCGCCAGTTACTGGCTTGCCTTCAATGTGCGTAGCCTCCGGGCCTCGACCCTGGGCGACATACGCATCCTTGAGGTTCTGCACCGCCAGCTTACGCGCTAGAGGGCTAGGCGAGTTTGCCAGTTCGTTCCACTCGTCAATCTGACCCTCAGGCCAGTTACGAGAAGCCCAATCTGTCATGCTCTCCCAGGCAGACGCATCAACGCCGACCTCGGAAAGGATTTGCGCGCGCGAGGCTTCGGCCTGCTGCAGCTGCGCAGTGACAAACATGTCAACAACTTCCTTGGTGATGCCTCGCTTAGCAAGCTCGCTGTAGCTGCTTTCCTTGAGGTCACCGTTCTCAATGTACTCCTGGCCCAGGCGGTTGAGTTCATCCCGCGTAAGGTCAGCGGCATTCTCAACTTTCTCAAGCTGCATCTTCGGGGCAGGCCCCTCGTCGCCGGCGGAGCCAAGCTTTTTCTCAAGCTCGGCGTAAGCCTTGGCCATTGCAGCGACTGGGTCTTCGGAGTTCTGGAACTTTTCAGGAATCGCGGAAGCTTCGCCAGACTCTTTCTGGCTGGCCTCCATCTCCTGAGCCTGCTGCTCAAGAGTAGGGTGTTCTTCCCCGCCAGTGGGGATGTTCATCTCGGTAGCGATTTGGGATTCGTCGCTCATGGTTATTCGGGGATTTCAGGGGTTTGCTGCTGCTGATTTACAGCCATTTGGCCCATGGCCTTGACGGCCTCTTCGCCGCCCTGCATCTGCAAAGCTTGCTGCATCTGGGCTTGCTGCTCGGCCTGAATCTCAGCAGCGGACTTAATCAGGCCCTCAGTCGCAATGCCGAGGGAAGCGGCCTTGCGGGTGAACCATTCGCCAACATTGACATGGGCGGCAACGGTCTCAGGTCCGATGGTCTGCAAAGCAGTACCAAGGAACTGGTCAAGCTTAAGGCTGTCAGTCGCGCGGCCAATGGCGAGGACGCCGGTGACCACAACAGGCTCAACTAGCCCCTCGGGAAGCTCGGGCAGGCTGCCCTGCTTCATCATCTGGCGCAACAGGAGCTTGACCATAGGAAGCTGTAGCTCTTGGCTCAGGAGCGAGAACACGCCACCGAGGCTGCGCTCGAGCTGGTCCTGAATCATCCGAATCTCGGCAGCCGTGACGCGCTCTGCGTTTCGGATAGACCCCTCAGCCAGCATAAACTGGCGAGCAAGGCGGTCATTGATGCCGGCAATCGTAGCCTGCGCGACGCTCAGGTCAGCGCCCTTCTGAGCCTGGAGGAAGCTCACATCGCTGGCGCTGCCAGTTCGGACGCTCAGGTTAGGCGCTTCCGCAATGTCCCGAGGCCGAGTGAGGCCAGACGGGTTGACCAGGACAAGCATCTTGGCCGAAGCCGCTGCCGCATCGACAATCGCCTGCTGCAGGGACTCGAGAGTCTGAAGCTCGCCAAGCAACTCCTCGCAGAAGCTGCGGCCATAGCTTTCGCCATCAACGCGAATGAAACGCAGGGCGAGGTAAGGGCAATCCTCCTTGTCATGCTCGACCTCGCTGCCATCAATGACCCTGCCGCCGACCTCCTGGTGGATGTACGCCTTGTCGCCTTCGTAGCGGATACAGGTGTACACCGAATATGTCTGCTTAAGCGGGTCGGACATGCCGACCTCGGAAACATACTCGGGCGGGATTTGGTCGCCAGGAACCTCCTCCTTTACGACAATCTTCTGGACTTCGCCGTTCGCGTGCCGATTGACGACATAGCTCTCGAGACGAATGACCTTAATGCCCTTTTCGTGGAAGTACAGAAGGACATTGCCGACAACGACAAGCTGGCGAATCGCGGCGTAAATCGCAGTGCGGTAAGCGCGGCGCTCAATCTCGGCAATGACTTCCTGCTCAATCTTGGACAGGCTGTAGTCAATCTCGGCACGGGCCTCTTCGTATCCCTCGATTTCCTCCATCGCGCTAGGGTCAACGCGCAGGCGGAAGAACGGGCTGTTAGGCGGCAGGAGCGCCAGGAGCAGGCTCGAGCTTAGGGAGTTGACGCCGGCGGCACCAGTCCCTGAGTAGGGCGAATGAAACTCTTGCGTGCTGTTAAAGCCATCGCGGGGCAAGAGGTGGGGAATCGTTACAGCCGCGCACTCTCGACCGCGGTCAATGTAGTGAAAACGCTCGC